AAAGAAGAAAAAGAGCTGCTGATCCTGGTCAACCACAAAAGACTGGTGCAGCAAAACCCACATACGTTTCAACTGATAAACCTAAGAAAAAAATGAACGAGTCAACCGAGTTTGTTACTTTACCACTTAATATTGAAATCCCAAATAACATAAGAGATTTCAACTTAGGACTAATGTTCCGTGAAAGTTTAGACGTAAATAGTGGAATGTTGTTCATCTTTGAAGATGTCCAGCAACAGTCATTCCATATGACTGAAACAAGAATTCCTCTCGATATTGCTTTCATTAGAGAGGATGGAACAATCGAAAGCATTAAAGAATTAGAACCGTTCGACGAGAACCCAGTTTCCTCAGATGGGGAGGTGCTGTGCGCGTTAGAAGTAAATCGTGGATGGTTCGCAGAAAACAATGTAGAAATTGGAGACGAGATTGATATTGAGGAAGGCAAGAAAGATGCTTGCTACCATAAAGTTAAGTCTCGTTATTCCGTTTGGCCAAGTGCATATGCGTCAGGAGCACTGGTCAAATGCCGTAAAGTTGGTGCAGCAAATTGGGGCACCAAAACTAAGAAAGAAGAATTTGAACTTGAAGAGAAGAAGGGACAGAAGTGTTGGCCTGGTTACGAAAAGAAAGGCACGCAAAAACTCTTCGGAAAAACTTATAATCGTTGTGTGAAAAAAGAAGAAATTGAAGTTCAAGAAGGCCACAAGAATCCTGAGAGTGTAAAAGGCATTGCTAAGGAACTTGATAAGGCTGTTGAGATGCACAAGAGTCAAGCAAAGAGACTCAGAAAATCTGGTGTATCTGAAGAAACTGTAGATTTAGATGAAAAGAAAGGTTGTATGCACAACCATAAAGGTGAGGAGTGTCCAGTGCATGGCATGAAGGAATGTCCTGGACCTATTGAAGAAGCAGTGAGAATGCCAGCAAAAACTGGTAATCTTGTCAACGTTGTCTTCAGATTTAGAAGTCAGACTATTATGTTAAAGATGTTCTTCTCTCAAGTATCTTTACCCACAAGATCTGATGTACAAGATCAGATCAATAAAGTATATCCTGGCGCGAAACTACTATCTTTTACAGTTTCCGACTATGAACCAGGACAACCAGTTCTCCACGCAGAAGGAGCAGCATGGACAAAAAAGTCCGGTAAGGCCGAGTCTGGCGGTCTTAACGAGAAAGGCAGAAAATCTTACGAAAGAGAAAATCCAGGAAGCGACCTTAAGGCACCAAGCAAAAAGGTTGGAAATCCCCGTCGCAAATCCTTTTGCGCTCGAATGAAGGGAATGAAGAAAAAACTCACTTCAGCAAAAACTGCTAACGATCCAAATAGCAGAATCAACAAATCACTGAGAGCCTGGAACTGCTGATAACTTATGTCTGATAATGTATACCTTGGCAATCCTAATCTAAAAAAAGCGAATACTCCGATTGAATTTACGGAGGAGCAAGTTATCGAGTTCCTCAAATGTAAAGAGGATCCGGTTTACTTCGCTAACAATTACATTAAGATTGTTTCTCTTGATGAGGGTTTGACTCAGTTCCACCCATATCATTTCCAGGAGAAGTT